GGGACCCAGCACGGCCAGGGCGAGCTGCTGCTCGATGGCGGCGACCCCCTGGCTCTCGATCGATGTCAGGGCGGCGCCGCCGCGCGCATCGACGCCCGGGGGGATGGTCAGGGTGCGGGGGGTGGCCATCTGCTACTCCACCTTTGCCTTCTCGCTGTTCAGGCCGGCCAGGCCGTCCGGAGCAGCCTCCATCAGCGCCTTGACCGCTTCGAGGCCGCCGACGCCGTAGGCGTTGACGCCGGTGAGGTCGGAGGTCAGGGCCACGCCGCCCACTCCGGGAACGACGAGCACCATGGACGCCAACAGGTCCAGGATGCCCTGGAGCAGCTTCTGGTCGTAGTCGCCCCGGGGAATGGGGTGCGATGCCCCCTTGCCGATGAGGATCTCCGTCTCCCCCTCGAGGATGGCCTTGCCTGCCCCGACCACGAGGTAGCACTTGCGCGACGGGGCCACCGTGCATGCCACATCGGGATGGGCCGCCCTGGCTTCGGCGGGGAGCCGGTTCGGGCGGGTGGCGATCTTCACCCACTCGAAGCGGCCGGGCTCCCGGGCGCGTAACAGACCGGGCTCAGGAGCGTGTTCTTGACCGCGGGGACGTCGGTCTGGGCCTCGCGGGCCCAGTTCGTGTTGAAGGGAAAGAGACTCATGGTGTCACCTCATCCCTTTCCCGGCTAGGCCGTCATGATGGCGAACGGGTACCGGGTGGCGGCGACGGCGTTCATCCGGTTGAGCGGGTTCGGCAGCTGCCAACCCAGGCGGATGACCGCCCGCAGGGCAACCATGTCCTGCTGCGCCAGGTTGTAGACGATGGCGCCGGTGGCGTCCTGGATCACGGCCTGGTCCAGGATCTTGTACGTGATGTCCTGGCGGATCGAGTACACCAGCTGCGTCCAGTCGCCCGAGATCAGCAGGCTCGAGCCCGGCACGACCGAGCCGTTGCGCGGGAAGAGGATCGGCGCACCGTCGAGCTCGTAGCGCCCCTTGTCCTGCATCGAGCGGGCGAAGATCGGCTGGCCGTTGACGTCGCGCACGCCGCGCAGCATGCCGCGCATCGACATGTGGCCCACGTGGCCGGTGGCCATGAAGCCGTCCGCCTCGATGAGCATCAGCTGCCCGTCGACGCCCGCACCCGTTTCGGACATGATCGCCTCGTACAGGTCGGTGTAGGCCGCAGCCGAGATCACGTGGCCGGCGGCCGTGGCGCCCACCAGGAGCGAGGACGGCCAGGAGGCGGGGGCATTGGTGCCGTAGAACACGGCCTGGTCGATGGCCAGCCCCAGCGCCTCTTCCAGGCTGGGCTTGACCTCGCCCCAGATGTCGTAGTCGGCGTCATCCAGGACGGACTCGGGGATCGGGACGAGGACCGCTAGCTCCTCGGCGGTGATGTAGATGTTCTCCCAGCTGACATCGGAGGTCTGCTTGAGACCCGTGTCCCCGGCGACGAAGTAGGCGGAGGCCAGCGCACTCTGCACGGGCATGCGCTGTTGGTACCGGCTCATGTTCGGCAGCCGGCGGCCGAGCGAGAGCACGGCGCTCCGCTCGGGGAGGGTCTTGAAGATCTCCGCGCTGACCTCTTCCGGGATCAGGGCGGCCGCATCGGAGCGGGAGATCAGGCTATCGTAGGGCATGTCTCACCTCATGAGCGGCCCGCGGATCGGCGGATGAAATCGTTCATGCCGCCGCCTGCAGGCTGGTTGGATCCGGTGCCTGCTCCGGCGTTGCCCCTGGGGGCTGGCTTCACGCCGGCGAAGAGCTCCGGGTAGTTGGTCTTGAGCGTCTCGAAGTTCACATTGCCTTTCTTGTCGAACAGTTCATCCTTGACGGCGCACATGTAGGCCAGTTTCAGGTTCGTCACGCCGGCGGCGTGGGCCGTGTCGTAGAAGTCGGCCCGGCGATCGGTCTCGGCCAGCTTGTCGGCCATCTCGGTCAGGCTTCTCTGCAGCTCAGGCGTCTTGGCCGCGTCCTTGGCCATCACCCTGAGCTGGCCCTCGAGGTCCCCGCGAGATGTCCGCTCTGTCTCGAGGGCAGACTTGAGCCCCTTCTCGTGCCCGGTGATCAGTTCCCGGACGTTCTCCGGCTGAGTACCGATCCACGCTTCGAAGGAGGCTGCTTGCTGCCCTCCAGTGCCGCCCTTGCCGTTGTCGCCTTCCGCACCGGCGCCGGCGCCACTTCCTGCGCCCGCACCGTCTCCGCTCTTGCCATCACCGCCTGCGCCGGCCGAGCCTCCCGCTCCGCCACCACCGGCTCCGTCAGGAGCGAAGAACGACATGAACCCGAACCTGGTCTTCATCGCCTCTCCTTCGGCACCCCGCCGAGTCGGGCATCCCGCCCTGAGATGTGGCGCCCGGCATCCCGCCTGCACCACGGCTTAGCATCAGATGTCAGCCTAGCATGCGGGAGTGGCAGAATCGGGGAACGCGGGAAAGGGGGAGGTCAGCCCGTGAGATCCGCGAGCGTCGCCGTGCGGATCGATGGACCCCACTCGGCCGACTCGGAATGCACGGCGAAGTCGCGCAGGCTGACCTGACCGCTGGAGTAGAGGTCGTACGCCTCGGCGCCCATCATCGAGCGCTGCTCATCCTCGGAGAGCTCGGCGAAGCGCTCCTCGCCGGTCGGGTACTGGATCTCGGGCAGACCCTCGATCACAGGGATCATCCCGCAGCGATCGTTGGGATGGATCTCGAGCGGCTCATCAACCGGGTAGACCTCGCCGTCCAGGGCCAGGCAAGCAATGCAAGCGTCGCTGGCCGCGATCCGCTTGTACGAGTTGACCAGGCCGCTCTCCTGGTACTGGCTACGTGACGCCTCCCGGTAGGTGCGCAGCTGCTCGGTCCGGGCGATCGTCAGCATGCGGTCCAGCCCTTGCGAGAGACCGTCGACCATGTCCCTGGCGACGTCGCGCGGGTTGCGCCCGAGCGCCGTCCCATCGATCAGTGCCTGGGTCAGACCGTCCGCCGCGTCCGGCCAGGTTGCCCTGAGCAGCAGGTTCAGCGGGCTGCCGTCGCCGGCGAACCCGATCAGTTGCTCGACGGCCTCGACAGGGAGGATGTTGAAGTAGGCGCCGATCTGGCCACCTGCGTCCAGGTGGTACATCCGGATCGCTTCGGCGGCGTGCTGGATCCCCAGGCCAGCGAGTTCCTCCTGCCTCCCGGCGATCAGTGTGCCGGCGTAGCGGGAATACGTAGTGACTTGCCGCTCGGCCTGCGCGAGGAGCGTTCGATAGCGCTGGAGTTCAAAGAGCCGCCAGGCCTCGATCGACTTGCCCGCCTCGCGCATGTGCGCCAGCTCCTCGGCCAACGCGGTGATCTGCGCCTCGAGGGCGCTCTCGACGCCGAGCCAGCGGCGGGCCATGTCCTGCATTTGGCCTTCCTCCTGCAGGAGAAGCTCGATCTTCTGCTGGAGGGCGAGCTGCACGACCGACGGTGCTGACAAAGGAGCGTCAGTCACGGCGCCTCCTAGACCACCGCGGGCTTGACGTAGATCCCGCGCTGCATGGCGCGCTGGGCAACGCCTGTGCTCACGAGCCTCCAGCGCCAGAAGCCGCCGGTGTTCAGTTCAAGATGGAATGAGTACTCGCCCACGGCATCGCGCACGAGCTGCTGATCCACGCCGTAGGTATAGGTCGTCACGCCGGCGCGAGGCGAGCGGACCTTCAAGACGAGCGTCGATGGATCTGCTGGCGAGCCCGTGCTGCGGTCGGTGAAGGACCAAGTCAGGTCCGTTGCGTCGCCTTCGATGTAGAGCATGAGGCTATCCTCCCTCGACGATCACGACCGGGATCTCGGCTACCTGGATGGCAGCAGACATTTGCTCGGCGAATGCGAGGCCCGAGATGGACATGGAGCTCTCGAGAATTCCGACTGGCGCCTCTTCAAACACGACATCGCCAACAGCCCCCGGGACGAGTACCGCCTCGATGGATCCAGCCAGGTCGCTCTCTGTCGCCGTGACCACCAGCCACATCTTGGCCGGCGCGATGGGGAGAGCCGTATCCGTCTCCACCGACATGCCGATCGGGACGGTCTTGGTCAGGGCCTGGGCGAAGTCGGCTTCGGACGCTTGGCCCAGCATCCGGATCTTCGTGCTCGCCACGGATTGAGCGAGCTCGGTCTCCGCCGCCTGGCCGATGGCCTTCGTCTTCTGGGGCGAGGGAGCTGCCGCCGAGTCGGCCTCGATCGCCTGGCCCACTGCGACGATGGTCTGTCCGCCCGTCTGTGTGATCGCCTGCGCCTGGTCCGCCTCGGTTGCCTGACCGAGCGCTACCCGCTTGGCACCCGTCAAGGCCTGCGCGAGTTCCGTCTCTGATGCCTGGGCGATGGCCTTGGACTTGGCCCTCCCGAACGCCTGGGAGAGATCGGCCTCGATAGCCTGGCCGACTGCCCGGACCTTCGCCGGCGCCAGCGCCTGGGCGAGATCCGTCTCGCTCGCCATACCGAGAGTGACATGCTTGACCCGGGCAACGGCCTGCGCCAGGTCGGTCTCGGTGACTTGGCCTACTAGGCGGGACTTCGGCGCCCAAGCAACTGCCTGAGCGGAGTCGGTCTCCGCTGCTTGGACAACAGCAATCGTATGGCCGCCAGCGGCCGGCGTCTCCAGCGGCAGGTTGGGGATCTCCGGGTCCTTCGCCGTGAGCGTAGGCGACCAGAACCCGTCGAGGTTCGTCCTCGTCAGTCTGCCGGTCAGGCGCCGAAGTGTGCGCCAGATCATGCCGCGGCGGTGGCGAAGTGCAGCATGCCGGTGTAGGTCGTGGTACCCGTCGCCGGCTTCAGGATCTCGAGCAGGGCCAGGAACGCGCTGTCAAAGACGCGGGGCGCCAGATCCCTGTTCGTGAGCCAGTCGAACGGCAGGACGCTATTGATAACCGGGAAGTTCATGAAGCCTATCGGGTGGCCGATCATGTACCACAGAACGCCGGTCGCAATCGCTGCCGAGTGCTGCATCTGCGTCAGCGTCTTGATGCCCAGGTCTCCGTTTTCCAGCGGGGCAAACCATTGCTGCACCGGGTGGTCAAGGCGGTGGATGATGCCGGCGGAGTTCCCCGTCAGCGAAGGCAGCGTGCTCCCCACGCCAGCGTGGTCGGTGTAGGTGACGACTGTATGGTTGTGCGCCGTGGCCGCCAGGATCGTTCCGCCGACCTGGATGAACAGGAAGTTGTTCCCGATGAAATCGGGGTTCGCTGGCGTCGTGCCCTGATACCGGGTAGGAACTCCCGTTACAGCCTCGGCCGTGCTGGCGTTGACGGTCTTGTTACACCCGAACAGCAGATCGTAGAGCAGGAGAGTGTTATTGATCACGGACGCTGACATGTCGGCGCCGATCAGGTGCGACGTACCTGCGGCCGGGTTGGTCCACTTGATGGCGCCGGTGGATGCGTTCGTGAACGCAGTCCCCCCCGGCGCATTGCCCGGGGCCGCTCCGGCCACCGGCGTTGTCCCGAGCCCATAGAGGCTGCTTGTCACGCCAGCGACTCCGGTGGGGCCGACCTTGGTCACCAGCGCGTCCTGGCCGTATCCCTGCGAGCGCCTGCTCAGAGCATCCGAGATGCTGGCGAATCCGGCCATCATCCGGGCACGCTCGAGCATCTGGAACACCGACCACTCAAGGCCAACCGAGAACTTGTTGAGGCCAAGGCGGCCGACGAAGTCCCCGTCGCTCCCGATCTTCACGCAGCCGGGCGTGTCGAGCAGGGCGATCGGCGTCCCATACCAGCCCCGCATACCGATCTGCAGGCGGTCGACGTTCTCCCGGCCCAGCCAGCGCTCGACCCGCGCCGCGTGGGTTGGGCGCAGTGCCTCATGTAGGAGATTCATGGTCAGCTCGCCCGATAGAAGCCGGTCGCAGCGATCTGGGCCACGATGTCCGACCCATCCGGCGTCACGGCGAAGGTGTGGTGGGTGAGGGGGATGATTGCCGAGTCGGCCGAGCTGGCGGGGTCATAGGCCACGACCAGAGCGCCGACCGGGTTCCCCGTGGCCACCGCCCAGGTGATGTCCGGGATGTCGACGTCCATCCGGTTGTTGCCGTAGTCAGGCGCCAGGGCCGAGAGTTCGGCGTCGGTCAGGTACTTCCGGCCCATCGTCGTCTGCTCGTTGGTTGCCCCGTCGAGCACCTCGACCATGCTGACCGAGTCCTCGAGCGCAGCCTGCGCCTCGAGCCCGGTCGCCTCGAGCGGAATGATCACCAGCCGCGCCGTCGCCGGGTCGTTCGCGTCGACCCGGTTGTAGAACTCGGCCACGCGTCCCTTGGCGATGTTGAACACGAAGTCTGCCATGTCGCATCTCCTCTACGGTCGAAGCCGTCCAGTAGGTCAGGCGCCGGTCGCGCCGCCGCCCTGGTTGAACCCTCGCTGCGCGTCCAGCAAGGCCTTCGCCAATCCCGCCTGCGAGGCCTTGCTTGCGTCAGCCTTGTCCTTGAGCAGCTGGTCGATCTCGGCCTGCGTCCTGCCTTCCCAGCGTAGGGCAGTCACAAGAGGCACGGTCGAATCGACGTTCAGCTTGCGGATCGTTGCCTCCGTCTCTGGTTGTAGCGTCTCAGGCCTGGTGAACTGCGGCACGATGGAGATCAGAGGCACCTGGTCCGAGCCGGAGAGCTTCAGCAGGAAGGCCGCCACCTCCCGCCAGACGATGGTGAAGCGGTCGATGTGGTTCTGGACGCGCTTGTTGAGCGGGGCCTCCATCGCAATCAGCGCCTCGCCCGAGGGCGTGCTGCAGCAGCAGATGGGCCACATCGAGCGGCTGCACGAGCTCGTCACCGACATGCTCGCCGCTCAGGCCGGGGGCGCGGCCACGCTGGTCAAGACCGTGACCGTGGTCCTCGACCGCATCACCGGCGACAACACCCGCACGGCGCAAGCCGTCGCCGACGCCCTGGGGCTGGATGAAGTGATCGCCGATGTGCTGCCGGCGGACAAAGCGGGCGTGGTCAAGCGCCTGCAAGCCGAAGGACGGATCGTCGCGATGGCCGGCGACGGCGTGAACGACGCGCCCGCCCTGGCACAAGCCCAAGTCGGCATCGCAATGGGCACCGGCACCGACGTCGCCATGCAGTCGGCAGGTGTCACCCTGCTCAAAGGCGACCTGCGCGGCATCGCCAAGGCCGTTCGGTTGTCGCGTCAGACGATGAAGAACATTCGCCAGAATCTGTTCTTCGCTTTCGCTTACAACGCGCTCGGCGTTCCGATCGCAGCCGGCGTGCTGTATCCCGTCTTCGGAGTCCTGTTGTCGCCGATGATCGCCAGCGCTGCCATGAGCTTGAGTTCGGTTTCGGTGATCGGCAATGCGCTGCGGATGCGCTCCGCCAAACTGTGAGCGCTGGCGACAAGTCTTCGGCCGCCTGGAAAGGCATTGCCCGCATGGGCGTGGGCTGGGGCTTGTTCATCGGGCGCGCGGGCGATCAACGCCCGCACGCCCATCACGCGGTGCAAATCGTGCTGTCCGACACTCCGCAGCGGCTGTGGACGGCGGATCAGGGCTGGCAGATTTGTGCGGGCGCGGTCATCGGGCCGGACCTGCTGCACCGGCTGGATCAAAGCCCCGCGCCGGTCGCGCTGCTCTATCTGGAGCCTGATTCCCCGGATGGGCGCAGGGCGATGACCAGCCTCGCATCGGGCTGGCGTGCGCTGACAGACGACGAGGCTGCCTCGGCACTAGCGGTCTTGCACGCTTCCTCCGGCGAGCCCCCGGTGAGCAGAGTCGTGGACCGGCTGAGTCGGGTGCCGACCAGTGAGCGTGAAGTTCTGCATGGCGATGCGTTGATCGCGTCCCTCCTTGCCGCATTGCCGCAGCCGCTGCCTGAACGCATGAGCAGTGCGCGGCTGGCAGCATGGGCCGGCCTTTCCACCAGCC